ATGACGAAGAAAAAAGCACATAAACCTGGTTCAGCGACCATCGCGCTTAACAAGCGCGCCCGTCACGAATACTTTATCGAAGAAGAGTTCGAAGCGGGACTTGCCCTGCAAGGCTGGGAGGTTAAATCCCTGCGCGCAGGAAAAGCCAATATCAGCGACAGCTACGTCCTTCTGCGTGACGGAGAGGCATTTCTGTTTGGCGCTAACATCACGCCAATGGCCGTGGCCTCCACGCATGTGGTGTGCGATCCTACCCGTACCCGCAAGTTACTTCTCAACCAGCGCGAACTGGACTCATTGTACGGTCGCGTCAATCGAGAAGGCTATACCGTAGTGGCGCTCTCCCTGTACTGGAAAAATGCCTGGTGCAAAGTGAAAATCGGCGTCGCCAAAGGTAAAAAACAGCACGATAAACGTTCAGATATCAAAGAACGCGAATGGCAGGTGGATAAAGCACGTATCATGAAAAACGCCCACCGTTAAACCTGCACTCCAATTATTGACCAGTTCCTCACCGCGCCTCCCTCTCCGGCGGCGCGAATGAACATCTTATTGGCTATCACATCCGACACAAATGTTGCCATCCCATTGCTTAATCGAATAAAAATCAGGCTACATGGGTGCTAAATCTTTAACGATAACGCCATTGAGGCTGGTCATGGCGCTCATAAATCTGGTATACTTACCTTTACACATTGGGGCTGATTCTGGATTCGACGGGATTTGCGAAACCCAAGGTGCATGCCGAGGGGCGGTTGGCCTCGTAAAAAGCCGCAAAAAATAGTCGCAAACGACGAAAACTACGCTTTAGCAGCTTAATAACCTGCTTAGAGCCCTCTCTCCCTAGCCTCCGCTCTTAGGACGGGGATCAAGAGAGGTCAAACCCAAAAGAGATCGCGTGGAAGCCCTGCCTGGGGTTGAAGCGTTAAAACTTAATCAGGCTAGTTTGTTAGTGGCGTGTCCGTCCGCAGCTGGCAAGCGAATGTAAAGACTGACTAAGCATGTAGTACCGAGGATGTAGGAATTTCGGACGCGGGTTCAACTCCCGCCAGCTCCACCAAATAAATCAAGGGGTTACGTGAAAGCGTAGCCCCTTTTTCTTTAGTAGTGGCGGCAAAATGGCGACAGACTTTTGCGTCTATCTTGCCTGTCGCCATCTTGAAATCATGCAAAGAGGTTTCACATGGAAGAACTTCACTTTGTTTACATCAATGCAAATGGTCGTATCGGTGTTCACTCTATACAGAGCATCAGTTATAGCGAAAATCATATACAGGGCATTTGTAAGAACACCGATCGAATAAAAACCTTCCGAAAAGACCGCATTCTTAAACAGTACGATTCACCAGAACAAGCCATTCAGGAGTGCGCGTCATTCCTCCCCGAAAACTACTCACATCTCACCAAGCAGTCTGGTCCGAAAAAAAATACATTCGATGTGTGTTTCACCGGATTTAAGAAAGCAGATAAAGAAAGATTGGTTGATAAGGCGAATGAACAAGGATTAACGGTAAGAACCTCTGTAACCCAAAGCCTTCAGATGCTCTGTTGCGGTTACAATGCAGGCCCATCAAAAGTATCGGCAGCCAGGATGAAAGGCACAATCATCATAGATGAGCCTGGCTTTATACATTTTCTTGAAACGGGTGAGATCCCAGATGAATAAAAACCTGCCGTAGCAGGTTCTCTTTCTCAAAAATTCATATGCCCCTGACCACCTGGCAATGGATGTGGAGGAGCAGTAGCAATCAGTGCGGGTGTCACAATAAACCGGACCACTGTTTCATGGGTAACAAAAGTACTCCCGCAGTTAATATTTTGGCACTGGCAGTAACGCTCTTTGGTGCTTTCAGTTACTTGAAAACTGCTCCTTGTGTGTGCCGCATGACCACACTTTGGACAATTCATCATATCCAGATCCCTACCTTTGCTATCAGAATCATTGTAATGATACACAAAATATCAATATTGAGAACACTTTACTCCATTTCAAGATCATCAATCTTCACTTCGAGTTCAATACTGGTTGTAAAACCGTCAACCTGCTTTAAACGCGGCTGCGTCACCGTGCCGTCAGTGCGCATGACACTGCGAAACTCCGACAGGTCCACATCAGGCCAGAACGGCGTATTTCTGATGATTTCCGCCTGTTCCGGTGCCTGTTCTGGCGCAACAAACTTCATGCTGCTTTCTCCTGAAATAGAGGGCGGTGGACGGGGTTTTGATGTGGCAGTGCCTTTCGCCACCCCGTGCCGCCCGTGCGCGGGGGCACGTTCTGTCAGCGGCTGTCATTGCGCAGTCTGCGCTCCAGCTGCTGTTTGTCTTTTTTCACGCCACAGCGGGGATCGAGCTGTAACGCATGGTTGAGATGATTAAGGGCGGAAGCCGGATTGCTTTCACTCAGGACAGCGCCAATCGCTTTATGCAGACGCGCCCGTGACTGGTCCGGCATATCCAGACCGTCTGTCAGCTCCAGCGTCTGCAACAACAGATCGGCATCAAAGCCGGTGGCGGCAAGCATTGCGCTCTGCGCGGCGTCTGCCATTTCCTCTGCCAGCACGGTCTGCACGTTGCGGTTACCCAGCGGCATCACCCAGCCATGACGCAGGGCATGACGCCCGATCTCCAGCGCCCCGGCATAATCTCCGGCATCAATGCGCCACAGCATCACGTACATCAGCACGTCATCCTGTTGAGCGCCTCCGGCAGCCAGGACCCCCTCTGCCCAGGCGGCGTACTTCGGCAGCAGCTCCACCTTGATTTCCGCTTTTTTGACCGTGGACTGAACGCCCTTGAGACGGCGGCGGTCTTCCGCCAGTTGCAGCAGCATCAGGTCATAGCCCGATGCGTGGCGAACACTGCCGCCCTCGCGGGCGGCCTGTTCAGCCTGAACGCGCAGGCGATGCTGCCGTGCGGGACTCAGGCTCATGGATTACGCTCCGGTTTCGGCTGCGGCGGTGCTGAAATCACCAATCTGGATGTTTTCCACCAGTGCGGCGCAGCGGTAGTCCTCAACCACATAGGCTTCATTAACGGATTCAAAGTTTTCAATCCGGTCACGTTTCGGGTTGTCGATAACTGAACGGCGGCGGGTGTCTTCCTGCCAGTAGATGGACAAGTTATCCAGACGGGTGATCAGCAGCGCATTCGGCGGGAAGAACGGCGCACGCACGGCCTGCAGACCGCCCATGCGTTTCTGACTGATAATCATATCGGCTGCCAGTTTTTCACTGTTTTCCTGCTCTTTGTTGACCAGCGGGAAATACTTGTCAGACAGCAGTTCACGACCGCAAATCACCACCATATCGTCATCGTCCTGGTAGACCACGTCGATAAGCTCATTGACCGCATCCATCACCACAGCGTCCAGGTTGGCATATTCGCCACCTTTCCCGACTTTCACCGCACCCGGTGTGGTTTCGCCGCCCGTGGTGGTGCTGCCCATGACGTGATCCGGTGCATCCTCACGGATTTTCTGCAGCCAGCCTTTGTTCACATCCTGTAGCAGCGGGTTTTCACTACGGTTGGAGGTTTTCGCACGCTTCACGCCGTTAAAGCCGATCATGATGCGGTCCAGTGCCTGACGTTTCACGATGGCGTCACGGATACGCACCTGGAAATCCTGAAATTTCGCCCACAGGTCCAGCTTCGCGTAGGTCAGCACCGTGTCAAAGTTGGTCTGCTCGCATTTGTATTCCACATCGACCATCAGCGTCGGATCGACAGGTTCACGCTCTTTCGCGGTGGTATCAGTGGTTCCGGCAATGGTGCTGCCAACACCCAACCCCAGCAGCTGACCGGACTGCTCAGTCACTGGCGTGACGTTAATCAGCGTCAGGAAAGCGGCGGACTGCTGGATCTGGTCTTCCAGCGTCTGCTGTACAGACGGCTCCACGGTGAACTTGCTGGACAGTTCTTCAACTGCCACACCGTTCAGACGCGCCAGCTGCTGCAGGTAAGCGTTAAAAGCAAAGCGGGTATTCTTCTTCATCAGGTTTTGTGCTCCATCAGCAATTGGTCAGAGTGTCAGCGGGGGCGTTACCGCCTGTTGCACGCTGGCGGTAGTCCTGGCGGCTGTCTTCATGACTCAGCTTATTCACCAGTTCGTTAAAAGCGGTTTGCTGCTCCTGCAGAGCAGTCTCCAGTTCAGACAGGCGTTCTTCCTGCTCAGACAGGGATTTTTCGGTGCGTGCGCTCAGGTTCTGCTGCTCAGTGGCGACCAGCTCCACGGCCTTATGCACATCAGAGAACCGGGCATCATCGGACTGCTCTTTTTTGGTGAACAGCGCCGTGACACGGGCAAACAGGGACGGTTTGTCATCCTGGATTTCTTCCAGTTCGATCACCGTTTCCTCTGCAGCGGTAAAGAGATTGGCAGGATTCTGCTTGCGGCTTGCCAGCGGGTTATGGGCTGCACTGGCGCTGAATGTCAGCATTTCCGTACCCAGACTGGCTGGATCATCAGTGGCAGCCAGGCCGACCAGGTAGGCTTTGCCCGTATCAGCAAACTTCGGGCTGACTTCCATAGAGGTGAATAATTTCTGGCCTTTTTTCACCAGCTCCACCAGGGACTCCGTTGGCTCAACGTCGGCATACAGCGCCATCTTGCCTGCCAGCGGACCTTCCGTGATTTCTTCAGCAAACAGCGCCGTCACCTTGCCGTAGCGGTTAAAGGTGCTGTCCGGCAGATAAGACTTGATGTGCTCAAGGTTAATCAGCGCGGTATACACCGCCGGGTTGTAGCTGGCTGCCATCTGTTCCAGCCATTCACGCTGGATTTCGCGTCCGTCGGTGGTGGCACCTTCCACCCCGATGCGAAAACGCTTTGCTTTCACTGTCATGAGCCGTGCTCCGTTAGAAAAAACTTACTGGAGCCTTATGGTTGCGGTGATGGGGGCAGTGAAACAATGCGCGGTATTTGTACCGACAACCACACAAACCGCAGGCGGGGAAAGCCTTCATTCAAGGCTGTAGGTTTGTGCCATGAACACCACACTGACACCCGCAGATCTCGATCCCCGTCGGCAGGCCATGCTGCTGTACTTTCAGGGATACCGCGTAGCCCGCATTGCTGAAATGCTGGGCGAGAAAGTTGCAACCGTTCACAGCTGGAAAAAACGCGACAAGTGGGGTGACTATGGGCCGCTGGATCAGATGCAGCTCACCACCGCCGCACGCTACTGCCAGCTCATCATGAAGGAGCACAAAGAAGGGAAAGATTTCAAAGAGATTGACCTGCTGGCGCGCCAGTCTGAGCGCCACGCGCGGATCGGCAAGTTTAACAATGGCGGCAACGAAGCCGACTTAAACCCTAACGTCGCCAACCGCAATAAAGGCCCACGCCGTCAGCCGGAAAAGAATGTTTTCACCGATGAGCAGATTGAGAAGCTGGAAGAAATCTTCCATTCCTCCATGTTCAACTACCAGCGCCACTGGTGGGAAGCCGGAAAAACCAACCGTATCCGCAACCTGCTGAAGTCTCGCCAGATCGGCGCGACCTTCTATTTTGCCCGTGAAGCCCTGATTGACGCCCTGCTTACCGGACGTAACCAGATTTTCCTTTCTGCCAGTAAGGCTCAGGCCCACGTCTTTAAACAATACATCATCGACTTCGCCAAAGAAGTCGAGGTGGAGCTAAAAGGCGATCCGATGGTGCTTCCTAACGGAGCCACGCTTTACTTCCTCGGCACCAATGCCCGCACGGCCCAGAGTTATCACGGCAACCTGTATCTGGATGAATATTTCTGGATACCGAAATTCCAGGAGCTGCGCAAAGTGGCTTCCGGGATGGCTATTCACAAGAAATGGCGACAAACCTATTTTTCCACGCCATCCAGCCTGACCCACAGTGCTTATCCGTTCTGGTCCGGTGCGCTGTTCAACCGTGGACGCAACAAAGCTGACAAGGTGGACATCGACCTGTCCCACAGCAATCTGGCCCCCGGCCTGCTGTGCGCAGACGGGCAATACCGCCAGATAGTCACCGTGGAAGATGCGGTGCGCGGCGGCTGTAACCTGTTCGACCTCGACCAGCTGCGCATGGAGTACAGCCCGGACGAATACCAGAACCTGCTGATGTGCGAGTTCGTGGACGATCTCGCGTCCGTGTTCCCGCTCAGCGAACTGCAGGCGTGCATGGTGGACAGCTGGGAAGTCTGGACCGACTTTCATGCACTGGCCCTGCGCCCGTTTGGCTGGCGCGAAGTGTGGATCGGTTATGACCCGGCAAAAGGTACGCAGAACGGCGACAGTGCCGGATGCGTGGTAGTGGCTCCGCCAGCCGTGCCGGGTGGTAAGTTCCGCATTCTTGAGCGTCACCAGTGGCGCGGGATGGACTTCCGCGCCCAGGCTGACGCCATCAAAAAACTGACTGAACAGTACAACGTGACATATATCGGTATCGACTCAACCGGCGTCGGTCACGGGGTTTACGAGAACGTGAAAGCGTTTTTTCCTGCCGTCCGGGAGTTTGTCTACAACCCCAATGTTAAAAACGCCCTGGTACTCAAGGCCTACGACATTATCAGTCACCGCCGTCTGGAGTTTGACGCCGGACACACCGACATAGCGCAGTCATTTATGGCAATCCGTCGCGCCACCACCGCCAGCGGCAACCGCCCGACCTATGAAGCCAGCCGCAGCGAAGAAGCCAGCCATGCGGATCTGGCCTGGGCAACAATGCACGCACTGTTTAACGAACCGCTGCAGGGCGAGTCCGCCAATACCAGCAATATTGTGGAGATTTTTTGATGGGAAAGAGTAAGAAGAACCGCGCTGCGTCGACGAACCAGATCCAGCATAAAAGCCAGACTTCAGCCGAAGCATTCAGCTTCGGTGATCCCGTTCCTGTTCTGGACCGCCGCGAACTGCTGGACTATGTGGAATGCGTACAGACAGATCGCTGGTATGAGCCGCCAGTAAGCTTTGACGGGCTGGCGCGCACCTTCCGCGCCGCCGTGCATCACAGTTCACCGATTGCAGTGAAATGCAACATTCTGACCAGTACCTACATCCCTCACCCGCTGCTCAGCCAGCAGGATTTTTCACGTTTTGTGCAGGACTATCTGGTATTTGGTAACGCCTACCTGGAGAAACGCACGAACCGCTTCGGTGAAGTTATCGCCCTTGAGCCTGCTCTGGCAAAATACACCCGACGCGGGTTAGACCTGGATACCTACTGGTTTGTGCAATACGGTATGACAACCCAGCCGTATCAGTTCACGAAAGGCAGCATTTTTCATCTGATGGAACCGGATATTAATCAGGAGATCTACGGCCTGCCCGGCTATCTTTCTGCCATCCCATCCGCTTTGCTCAACGAGTCCGCCACGCTGTTCCGCCGCAAGTATTACATTAACGGCAGTCATGCAGGCTTCATCATGTACATGACCGATGCAGCGCAGAACCAGGAGGATGTGAACAACCTCCGCAATGCGATGAAAAGCGCCAAAGGTCCTGGTAACTTCCGTAACCTGTTTATGTACTCGCCTAACGGTAAAAAGGACGGGCTTCAGATTATCCCGTTGTCAGAAGTGGCGGCGAAGGATGAGTTCCTGAATATCAAGAACGTGAGCCGGGACGACATGATGGCGGCGCATCGTGTGCCGCCACAAATGATGGGGATAATGCCTAATAATGTCGGGGGCTTTGGAGATGTAGAGAAGGCGAGTAAAGTATTTGTACGTAATGAATTATTGCCATTGCAAAAAAGATTACAAGAAATAAACAATTTCATAAAAGAAGGTGTTATTGAATTCCAAGAATACCATTTCTAATTAAAAAAAAGGGAGGCAACCTCCCTTTAGTTTAAACATTATCGTATAACTCTTGTATTTTCGTTGGATTTGCAAAAAATCTTGCCGGATAGGCATTCGGGTAATTATCTTCAATGTACTCTTCAGCACGTTGAATTAATGCACTTAATTCTTCGGAAAGATTTTTTTCATCTGGAACAAGAATTTCTGAGCTATTATGTATCCCAGAAACGTTGCTCAATAGTACAGACGCATAGTATCTATTACCATGCGTAATAATTAAATGCTTGCGACTATGGGTCGTTTTATCTACTGATAGTAATGTTTTACCGATCAACTTATCTATAACTCTAAAATGTAGAACAGTATTGATAAGTTTTAAACCACTTAATCTTGGATTGAAAATAGTTTTATATAGAGAGCCTTCAAAATTTTCAAAAAACCTACCGCGATTTGATTTTAGTGTCGATACAACCGTATTATTTTTACTTAAACATGCGAGTGCATTGAGCGCCTCATCCAAGTCAATGACTTTCGTATTTGTCTGTGAATGATCTTCATCTGTTCTTAGTAACTGATATTGATATCCTTCAAGCACTAACTCCCTTGCCAATCTATGTTGATCTGCCTGCTGCGATGCAAAATCTCTTCCCAATACTCTATTTTGGAAATTGTTAGCTTTTGTAATTGCATTTGCAGTTAAATTATCAGTATCATCATCTATAACAATGAATCTAGCTGGCACTTTGAGTCTATATATGTTTTCACCAAGCGCATCTTTACATGCGCCAATACTACTGACTGTTTGTGCACCATTAATGACACTTACATCACGAAAATCAAAAATCCCTCTCTCTATATTAGGAGCTGCGTTTCGTCTATGAGGAACAACTTCCTTAACCAGTACAGTAATCCCATTATTATAAAACCAAAACATATCAGGATTATCTATAGCTGTCTTTTTTATTTCCTCATTCACTTCTGTTTTACCAAGCATATTCCTTATGTTTTTTGTAAATAATCGAGCACCATGCTCTTCCCACCATTCTGCAACTTGATCACCACTAATAGCCCCGTAAAAAGCTTGATATGGTTCATTCAAAAATCCAAAACGCTCAATTTCAACCCTGTTAAGATCAATTTGATTTCGAGAGCCATTCTGTAACCAATGCATCATATCTTCAGAGGATATTAAATGAACCTGAAATCCCCAGTTCTCTTTAGGCTCATCCTCAGGTGTAAAAGCTGCAGCGTTTAATTGATATTGCCATTCCCGCATATCATTTAATATTTCCTCTGCAGCACCTTTTTTACCTGTATGCGCCATCGCAAAGATGAACTTGTATTCAAAACTACTTAAAGCCGCACTTATTTCCCCGCTTTTATTTTGCAATATGGAATCAAATAATTCGTATCTTTCACTTTGTAGCTTCTCACAAGCATCCTTAAAACACATAAAATCGGCTCTTGTCCAAGTGCCGTTTCCCGATTGGTGAAATTTTGATTGAACAACAACAACGATTTTTTCGTTATGGTTGATTGCTATTCCATCTATACCACCATCTTCACTACTATCACATACAGACTCCCCTGCATACTTATCATCCACACATCCTAACTGATACATAGTGAATGCGGCTAAAGCCCTGCTAGCCATTTTTACATCATAGTCTGCTTGGCCTGGTGCACACTCTCTTTTATGGATGAATTCTTCATATCTCTTACGTAATACAGATCCTAGCCTCTGAGCCATAACCTGTGCTGTCGCAGGTGCAGCAATAGCATTATCTTCAAGCCGAATATCAGTTACAAAAGCCACAGTCCCTCCATAAAGACATCTGGTACAACTCAATGCTGGGAATAGTGCACATTTCAATGAGATAAATCCACTAATAATCTAGGATTTATGAGTTAGCGCGCGCTCGTATCCCCGCCACGCCTGCCCGCTTTATGTAGTGGTTTTCATGCACCTGCATGATCTACGCAAAAGCCCACCAGTTCTGGCGGGCCTTAGCAAAAACGATCCTCAAACGATCATGCGATCTCATGCGGCATAGACATGCACTACAGAGCTAACGCCTCGCAAGGGCTCGTTGTTCAACCTTGCTGACGCCAGAAACAAGTTCAGACGCCAGCAACGTTTCTTAATGCAGCCAGCTGTCGTCTTCCCACACCTTCTGCATAATTTTCATCACTTGCTTCCTTTCTTCGTCCAGTTGCAGTCCGGTCAGTTCCACACCGTTAGAGCTACCTTTGCGGATACGAATTACCGTTTTGGGATACAGGGGGCGCAGATTACGGTAAAGCTCGGATTCAAGGGCGTCCAGGGTAGACTGGCTAATCTTCTGCTCTTTATCGATCATTATTTCAATGCGCATAAAAGTCACCTCAGCTGATGACATCCATTGAGCGGTTGTATTCGTGGCTTCTGATTTTTGCCATGAGTTCATCAGTCAATTCAGAAACCCACTGCAGAGCCAGTCCCTTCTCTTCATCACTACACTCACTGGCCGCTACAAGCTTAAGAAAAAAATCAATGCGCTGGAGCTTCAAAGACTCCAAAAAATAGTCCTGCATCTTTCCTCCTATGACACCACACGCAATACTGTATGTACAACCACTGTTTATATTTACAGTATATAATAATCTTACTGATGTAAAACGTTTTTTTACGTTTATCAGCCTGATATGCCTGGTATTATTAAGAGCACGAATGGTTAACCATCGTAATTAATACAGGTTTCGCCACTTATCATCTTCCTGCAAACGCTGGTTCCGATAGAAGATACGCAGGCCTGCTCCTGACGGAATACTGCCGCCGCGAAGGAGTAAATCGACCTCTTTCTCGCTACCATCAAACCCTCTGGACTTCAGCTCATACACGAGCTGCTGTCGCTGATGGTCTGTAATTCGCTGTTTGTAGTCTTTACACCGTTTCGGTTTAACCAGGTGTAACCTTGCTGCCAGTTCCCGGCGTTCTTTTTTGCTCATACTGTGCAGGTAATCGTGCAACTCCTTGTCATCCATGCGGGTGATATCCGTTCTGGTATCCCCATCAGCTGATTTGTCTTTCCCTTGTTGGTTCAAATTTTCAGCAAGGGGACAGTTATTGCCACGAGTCCGAGTCCAAGGGGCGCAAGCGCCCTGGTCGGCTACCGCCTCCTGAACGTCAACGGCTTTACGGACCATTTTCCACTTCACTGCATGAGTGCAGATCTTGCCCTCTGCAATGGGTGACCAGATGCCATAAATACGAATGCCGTGATCGCCATAGGCGGTCGGCTCTTCGTTAATTTCATAAGCAGTTCTGATGAGGTGATATTTGCGGGGAACCAGTACGCCACCCTGCTTCATGATGTAAGTGGCAAAACAACCAGCATCAGCAGCAGCCAGGATGGCATCAAGGCGCGGGTTATCCAGTACCGGCGCACCTGCTTTTTTGTCGCCCTGTTGCCTTGCCGCCTGACCAGCCAGCAATCGCAGTTCACGGTAAGCCTGACGCCCCGGAATACCAAAGAAGCGGAATTGCTGAACACGATGCAGAGACGCCCAGGCATTAACGTATTCAGCGTTATCACGCAGGGATTTACCCGTTTCCTTGCTGATCTCGCCAGCCAGACCACGCCCGTCAATGTTCTTACTAATGTATTTCGCGATGTAGCTTGTCGGTGTTCCTTTGCGCGGGTTTATCAGCTCAGATTTAAAGCGTGGACCAGTGTTATTACCCAGTTCCTCGCGGTCTTCACGGATGGCAAACTTACGCAACAATGCAGTAATGGCACGGCGGTCTTTTTTGCGCATGAAACACAACAGGTGCCAGTGAACCGTACCGTCATGATGCGGCTCAGCCACCCGCACGCCATACCAGCGCAACCCGGCTTTGTGCATCGCCTTACGAAATGCAGCAAACATGCCGACCAGATAATCGCTGCTTTGTCTTACCGTCGCATTTGTCCAGGTTGGGTTTGGTCTGCCGTTATTGAGCGTGGAATGGAAACGTGACGGACAGGTAATGGTGTAGAAAACGGCGCAATCACCACGCATTTCCGCGATAAGCTCCAGACCTTTAACACAGGCCATCATCTCATTGCGGCGGTGCGCCGGGTTGCTGCTGCTGGCGTTTACCACGTCTTCCATATCCAGCGTGTCGCCCTCTTCGTTCACCAGTTCATGAGAACGGAAAAACTCCAGTGACTTGCGGCGCTGCTCACGTTTATGCATCACGGCTTCATAGCTGACATAGGGAGATGCTTTTTTGCTGACCAGGCAGACAGCACGCAACTGCTCTTCCCGCCATTCGCAACGCATCTTCCATAATTTCCGATACCACCAGTCGGCACACAACATACGCGCCAGCGAACCCGGAATGAGTTCATAGGGCACGGGTTTACGGCGGTTTCTTTTCCGACGGAGTTGCTCAAACGCAGGCGGAATAACATCCAGACGCAGGGTTTCCGCTGCCACCTTTTCCCATGTTTTGCGGATTTCTTCTGGCTTAACGTCATCGGTGGCATACAAATCACCACAAGCGGCATCAAGGCACATGCTCATATGCGCAGCGACAAGGGTAGACAGGCGCTTCACCTGATCCTGACTCATTTCAGGCAGGATAAGCAGGCCGTCCAGCCCTTCATGGCTTGCCATAAAACGAAAAGATGCAGATAGCTGGCTGTCGCGTACATGCTCCAGTCGTTCCAGACATGGCTTAATCGTCTCACGTAAATAGCGGGAATAAGCCTTTGGCCTGCCCAGGCTGCTAAAGTATTCAATACGTTGCATCAGCGGCTTGCTGATATGGGAAGGCTGGGCGTTGACGTCCGCCAGAATGACCATATCCGGATTAAAACGCTGCTGCTCATGCGCCAGCTTTGCCCGGCTAATGAGCTTATCCTGCTCCATTTCGCGCTGGACAGGATCACGTGATTCATTAAAAAAATAACGCTCCCAGACCTGATCACTCAGTGCCTCGCGGCGCAGTTGTTCCTGCTCGTTATCGGCAGCGTACAGAGTGATCAGGTTTGAAAGCGCAGAAACCGGCGCAACTTCCGCCGGGTCCAGATAAGGGTTAATGGCCTTTTTCGGGCTGTTCCATGAGAACGCTGCGGCAGCCTCGTTAAAGCCGCAGCAGTTGTTCATATCGGCATGACTCATGCACGTACTCCGTACACGGCTGAACTATCCACGCCACGCGAAGGATCAAATCCCACCCAGCAGCGCGGCCCGGAAACAGCGATGATTTCTGTTGCAGATTTACTCTCACCAGCTGCCACACCGATGCTGCGTTTTGCCTTGATGTAGTGGTGAGTAAAATTGCGATACAGCGAACGGATCAGGGATGTGTCACTGTTAGAAACAATGACCGGATGTCCTTCTGATGACCGATGTTCAAGAACGGATGCCAGGTGATACTGGTCATCTTCAGTGAAACCATCAGTGTGATAGCCGGAAAACGTACCGTCATACGGCGGATCGCAATACACCACATCCCCCACCTGCAGCATCGCCAGCGTTTCATCAAAGCTTGCGCAGATAAACGTTGCCCGCTGGGCTTTCTCTGCAAATGCGCGAATTTCTTTTTCAGGGAAATACGGATTTTTATAATTACCGTACGGAATGTTGAAATGCCCGCTCTTGTTATAGCGACATAACCCACGGTAACCATGACGATTGAGATACAGGAAATATACCGCTTTCATGAAATCAGTAATTTCAGTGGAGTAATTAAACTCCTGCCTTATGTTGTAATAAGCCACATCCCTGTTTGCTTCCTCAAATAAAGCTCTGGCACGAGATATAAACGCTTCGCAATCAGCGACAATCTTTTTATAGAGGTTGATTAAATCAGGATTAATATCCGCAACAAGATAGCTGGGGTAATCCGTCTCCATCATCACAGCACAGGAACCCGCGAAAGGTTCAACCAGTCGCGGGCCAGCAGGAAGATGTTTTTTCAGTTCGGACATAATGGCGGTTTTATTTCCCGCCCATTTCAGGATGGTGCTCATACAACACCTCCGTTGTAATGTTTGCCTTTCAGCTCTGCGATTTCCTGACAGGTAATGCAAAGCTGCACTCCAGGAATGGCGCGGCGTCGTGCTGGCGGAATTGGCGCTTCACATTCAATACAAAGCACACGAGACACGCCCGGTGTTTTGGCACGGGCAGCACGGATATAGCGCTGGCGTTCTTCTTCAACGCGCTGCTGTACGAGATCCATTGCATCTGCCATTAGTGGATCTCCTGCGCTTCGTTCTGGATTGCTTCAGCAGTCACACGCAGCAGTTCTGCCGCTTCGACGTGGTTTAGCTGGCGGGATGTGATATGACACGCCAGGCTATCAAGGCGAGCTGCCATTGCTTCAGCCCTTGCCCGGCGTTCTTCCAGACGAGCCTCTGTCAGTAAAATATTAAGCCCTGCATCATCCGGTCCGGTTTTAGTCGTGAGGGTTTCAATATTACGCATAATCAATTCTCCTGAATTTAGATAAAGGGATGCCCGGCGGGTTTACGCCATTAATTTCATTAGTTGCTTAATTCGGCATGGTTAGCCGTCTGGGAAATAAGCTCACCACTGCACGAAAATGATTCATTGCTTTAATCAACTCCCGCTTTTCGTCAGTGGTCAGCTCATTAATGCTGATGCTATGACGTTCAGCTGGAATTTTTGCCATAAAGAATATGGCAGCCAGTGCTCGTTTATTTTGTTCGTTATTGATATCCCGTGGATCACGCATATCTTTAATAAACCGCTCAAGCTCTGACTCAATATTCAGGCCAAATACTTTCGCCCTTAACTCCGCAATGTGATTAAGTCCATTCAGGCGTTCACCGGGGCTTAATGGAACAGTCGCCGCAGCGCCATTAATTGCCATAATTCATATCCCCAAAACGCAACTATCGTTCTTTGTTCTTACGGTAACGTTCAAGAGGAGATACATTTTTTCGTATCGTCTCTTTAACCTGCTCTCCCCGTAAAAACGTCCCATCCCTTAGCGTGAAAAAGTAACTGCCATCGCCCGACAACGACGGATAACAACAGAGCAAATCATCTTCAGGTACTGAATAACTCTCCCCTCTGTAACGAAACTGATAAACCACTTCACTTTCCGCTGCATACATTTTGACTTTCTCCGTTTCCTCGTGGTCAATTCAGACAGCAATTCATCTTGTGAATGACATGGATGCCAGCGTTTACCATCCTCACCCATGATCCAGCCGTGACCGTAGTGCATTGCCGGGCTTTGTTTTACCAGCAGCGATGCAAATGATGGTTCTTTCGTCAGCATAAGCACCTCACAGCAAACCGAATGAAGCACCGAGGCCAGTCACGGTATCAACTGCACTCACCATCGCAGGATTAGCCTGTAAACGGGCCTGCAATGAAACAGCCGCCAGCGCCATCAGTCGTGTTACAGAGTTAATGCTGCTGATAGCATCACGACGACCGGCACTAGTTTTTACATCACCAGATACCGCACCTGCAGCAACACGCCCGATCTCTGCGGTTGCACTCATGACGTAATGTGGCAGTTTCTCTTTTGCCACCTCATTAATTGGTACGCATGGCAGGCAGTGAATCTGTGCCAAAAAGCCATCTACCAGCGTTGAATCTTCAGTCAGATCGGTGAGCAACCAGATTTCTGGCGCTGTGAGCTGATGCGGTTGATCTGGGTTGAGTTTGTTTCGCAGTGTCTGAACATTCATTCCTGCACGTTCTGCCAGCTTCGTCATGTTGTGACGTAGTGCAAAAGCTCTACAGGCTTCATCAAAATTCGGATGTTTGGAAATCTTGTAATCAAACATGCTGCCCCCTTAGAAAGTTCCCATAATTGAACTTACTTACCAACAATGACGCGGAAGTTGGAATGACCGAGGGATTCACGAACCTGGTCGGTTTTGTACATCAGGTAACGAAGGCTTACGCGACCTTTGTTTTTTTCTTTCTTGACCATGTACTTGGCGAGCTGGCCATGGTGAATTTTCTGGTAAACAGAGCCACGGGAGATACCTTCCCATTCAGCGAACTCTGCAGGCGTAGCCATCTCTTTTGGTACACGAATTGAAATATCAGTGCTCATAGTGCAGTATCTCTCAGTTAAGGTTTGGTTTATGTCGTTTTATCTTGTTTTATGTGATCCAATATTTGAACAATCGAGATACTACGATCCAATATTTGATACGTCAATAGGATTAAAAAATGATACAGGTGAAGGCTGGCGAGAATACAGGGGGTAGAGAGGCTATCCATAGGTTGATGGCTGCCTATGATTTCAAGTCCCGACAGCAGCTATGCGATCACTTAGGCGCATCTAAAAGCACTATGGCAAACAGATACTTAAGGGATAGCTTCCCTGCAGAATGGGTGATCCAATGCGCTCTTGAAACAGGCGTTTCATTACTCTGGCTAACTACAGGACAAGGCGAACCAGGAACAAAAATTGATGATAGAAAAAGTATCAATTTCGTGAACTCTAGCAAAGTAAAACCACTTTCTGAGCTTGTATCGCCAGAGATCGATAAGGCTAGCCTTATCGGAGGTTCGTTGATTGAAGCCGGGAAGGCCATCATTGATAGCAGCCTGCTTCCCCCTGACTCAAGCGAGCTACTTCTCGTAAATACCAATGGCGATTCATATTTAATTGACCGTAACCAGACACTACCAGTGAATGGGATGTGGTTGGTCGATATCGACGGGATAAAAAGCATTGTTAAGCTAACTCGCCTTCCCGGAAACAGATTAGTTGTACATCAAGATGATTCTTCGTTTGAGTGCAGCCTGGATGATATCGAGGTTGTTGGCCGCGCATTGAAAATCATTAAGAGCCTTTGATATGACCATCAGAAAACAGCCGAACGGAAAATGGTTGTGCGAGTGTTACCCGAACGGGCGTGACGGCAAGCGCGTGCGCAAGCAATTTGCGACAAAGGGCGAGGCTGTAGCATTCGAAAACTTCACCATGGATCAAGTGAACAAAAAGCCGTGGCTGGGTGAAAAGGAAGATCGGCGGCGTTTGTCAGAATTGATTGAGCAGTGGCACTCCCTTTACGGCCAGACGCTCGCAGACCCCAAGCGCCTGATGGCGAAACTGAATATTATCTGCAATGGCCTAGGCGATCCCGTCGCCTCTGAATTAACCGCCGGTGACTTTACGAAATATCGTGAAGCACGGTTGAAAGGAGAGGTACGTAACGAAGAAGGCGCGCTAATGTCGCCAGTAAAACCACGCACGGTAAACCTTGAACAGCGTAACTTATCATCCGTTTTTGGCACCCTGAAGAAGTTGGGCCACTGGTCAGCGCCTAACCCACTCGCCGGGCTACCGACATTCAAAATCGCAGAGGGTGAATTGGCATTCTTAGCCTTGGACGAAATTAAACGCCTGCTTGATGCCTGCGCTGATTCTCAAAGCCCTAGCCTATTGATGATCGCAAAGGTATGCCTAGCTACCGGCGCGCGGTGGAGTGAAGCCGAAAACCTTCAAGGCCATCAGTTATCAAAATATCGGATCACCTATACCAAAACCAAAGGCAAGAAAAACCGAACTGTACCGATATCTCAGGAGCTATACGACGAACTACCCAAAAACAGGGGGAAGCTGTTCACGCCATGCAGAAAAGCTTTTGAACGAGCAGTGAAGCGGGCCAATATAGACTTACCAGCGGGACAATGCACTCATGTGCTACGCCATACTTTCGCCAGTCATTTTATGATGAACGGCGGAAACATACTTGTTTTGAGAGATATTTTGGGTCATTCTGATATCAAGATGACCATGGTATATTCACACTTTTCACCAGATCATCTTGAAGACGCAGTTTATAAAAACCCACTCAACTTTTTATAATGTACAGACTTACATTGATAAATAATCCAACTCATCTTTCATAGGAATAATTTGTTCATATAATCGATGATATGATTTACCAATTGCCCCTCTAAATTGAATTAATTTAGGTGGATTATTACCTATATTAATAATATGATCTTGTGCAATACCCGGATAAGGATCAATGAAAATTATTTCAGCGACCTCTAATTGATATGCTTTTTTTGCACAAAGTTCACAAGGACTTGCTGTAGTATACAACTTACCACCTTGGACACCAACGCCACCATATTTAGATAATTGTAAAAAGGCATTTTCTTCAGCATGTAAAGCTCTGGTATGGACCTGATTCCCTTTTTTATCATCATTAAGACTATTATGAATATCCTTGAAGCAATATGACAAATTACGTCCTTTAAAAATTTCAGAGCTTGATTCAATCGCTCTAAACTTTATTAAATTACTTTTAGCTTTCTTTCTAAAAAGAGCATCATTTCGCTCATATGAGCTATATACTTTCGAATCAAAATCATTGATCAACCCATCGAGTGATCTCATTGAACATGGTATCTGCCCTTTAGCTACATCATTCCAACCAACTGATTTAATTGAATTATCATTATCTGTAACAACGGCACCGACCTGCCTCGATATACATCCAGAGTTTAATTTAACAGTATATGCGACCTGCATAACTCGCTCCATCGCTGTAGGAGTGATCAATCCAGGATGCTTCATTAGAGCGATATACCATGCAAGTTGTGCTTTAAGTATGTTATTGTTATCAAACTCATTTTTAGGATTATAAAGATGTATATCCGAAATTTCTATGCATTTCGTTACATTAGGGTTCGTTAAATGTTTATATTGATTGTCTTTATCTCCTTTTCCTGATTCAATATCATCAATGTGTTTAATGCGCTCAGATGAAAACTTGTGTAGCTTCTGTAAATATTTTTTCCTATGCTCATCAGGAGCATTAATTGATACCAAATGGAATGCAGCATATCTATCTTTAAAGAATTTAGCTTCATATGGATTACGTATAGCATCAATAACTACTAATGCCTTACCACCTTGGCTTTTTCTAATTAGCTTAATGACCCTATTAATAGTTTCAGGCAAATGAAATACCGATTTTGGATCAAATTCTTCTGTTTCATAGTTTGTTTTTACTTCACCAAGCCGTCTAACAGATTTTCCAGCGGCCTGATAAGTTGATACATAAAGACCTGTATTTATCTCATTAAGTTCTTTTTTGAAGTTATTAGTGAAAAACCTAACCAAATGCAATGTTTTTCTTATGTTAGATACATCTAGATTATCGAGATCTAATTCTTGACTATGATCAATAAGTGCTTTTAATATATCCGTCCTTATTTTTCTAAGTTGTGTTTTTGAAAATGCTCCTTCATTAAGTATCTTGTTTAATTTATCTTCATCAATGCTATCTTTAGTTGACGACGTGATGAAGTGTGAAAGTTCAGTATGTGACATTGCTAACAAATAAACTGATAGCAAGTCACTAACCTTGATTGAGTAAAATGCCTCCCAATGATTCTCAGTGAAATCCTTAACTATCTTATAACGCTGTAAATCTAAACCATTATAAAAATCAGTTAATTTATCCACATCGGGAAATACTGTCTCATTACTTTCTAAAATAGTTGCTGCTGTAGTACAACCAGAACCAGTTCTTCCAGTTAAGCCAACTAGAATAAACTGCCCATTTTCTAAAAAAAGTTCACTTACGAATTTCTGTGTTTTCATATATCCCCACATCGAAAAGTATTGATATTTTTTTATTTTTTCATCACTTCCAGTATAAATTATCGTAGGTAGATATTCTATTGCATTAGTATAAGTGGCGGCAAAATGGCGACAGAAGAGTAAAAATGCATAACACTTGCTAATACGCCAAAACACTAAATCAATGATAATATTGATAAATTATTGCATCTCAACCATTAATAATAGTATGTAGGAATTTCGGACGCGGGTTCAACTCCCGCCAGCTCCACCACTTTTTAGTTGTTTGAAGTTCAATGAAGTCTACTAAGCCCACACAGCACAAGCTCTGCGGGCTTTTTTACGTCTATTGTCGTCCAGTGAGAATTGCTGAGAACTACGAGTTATGGCACCCTGAATGGGACCCACTAAGAAGGGTCCAAAAACCGAGGGTCCCAAAATGGCAAAAATCGCTAAGAAGCTCACTGACACTGAAATCAAAAGCACCAAGCCAGCCGATAAAGAAATCAACTTGTTTGACGGTGATGGTCTGATTCTACGAATCGCTCCTTTGGCGAAAGGAGGCAAGAAAAATTGGTATTTCAGGTATGCAGTACCAGTGAGCAAGAAAAGAACCAAAATGAGCCTTGGGACATATCCTCACCTTACCCTTGCAAGAGCCAGAGCCTTACGTGATGAATATCTCTCCTTTCTGGCAAATGGTGTTGATCCCCAAATCCATAACAACGATAAGGCGAAGGCATTAAAGAGTGCTACTGAGCACACTCTCCAAGCCGTAGCGCGGAAATGGTTAGATGAGAAGGTAAAGACATCAGGTATCTCACAAGACCATGCAGCAGACATCTGGCGCAGCTTAGAGAGAAATGTCTTTCCCGGTCTGGGTAATGTCCCTATCAATGAGATCCGACCTAAGCTCTTAAAACAACACCTTGATCCTATTGAGCAACGAGGCGTATTGGAAACTCTACGCCGTATCATTTCACGTCTGAATGAAATCTTCCGGTGGGCAGCTACTGAAGAACTTATTGAGTTCAACCCGGCTGACAACCTTGGTCAAAGATTCAGTAAACCAAAAAAGCAAAATATGCCTGCCCTTCCCCCAAGCGAATTGCCAAGGTTTATGGAATCTTTGACGAATGCGTCAATCCGGTTGGAAACACGTATGCTAATTGAATGGCAATTGTTGACATGGGTTCGTCCGGGTGAAGCCGTTCGCGCAAGGTGGTCTGATATTGATACAACCAACAGCATTTGGAACATTCCTGCTGATTTCATGAAAATGAAAAAGCTTCACAAAGTTCCTTTGAGTAAAGAAGCTTTGCGCATCCTTGAATTAATGAAATCAATAAGTGGGCATAGAGAATGGGTTTTCCCCAGCATAAAAGCGCCTCTTAATCATATGCATGAACAAACAGCCAACGCAGCTATCATCCGAATGGGGTTCGGAGGCGAGCTTGTAGCTCACGGTATGCGTTCTATTGCACGAACAGCGGCAGAGGAGTCTGGTAAATTCAGAGCTGAAGTTCTTGAGGCAGCGCTTGCCCACTCGAAAAAAGATGAAATTATCGCAGCATACAATCGTGCAGAATATCTGATAGAGCGACAGAGTTTGATGCAATGGTGGAGTGATTACGTTCAAGCTCAAAGATCAAATGCTCTGGTAGCCTAAGTATCAGAATAGCTAATATAATCCTGAAGGTAAAGAAAATGGAAACCCTATTCAAAGTTTTTGAAAAATTTAGTTCCAGACCACTTTTTTTTATTTTTTTCGGACTCTCACTTTGTGAATTTTTTCAGAAACAATCTGTTCTGATGAATCCATCAGCAGATAACATCGCGAAATTATTCGCAGCCATGATATTAGTTGTTTTTTTTACTTGGGGATTTGAATGGCTAATCTTCAAGTTCAATGTAAACCTTGAACCTCATGATCAAGGCGATATTGGACCAACAATTGGAACGGCTACTTTAGCTGTATACTTAGTTTATGCCTTTCACTTTCTCAGTGAAAATCCTGAAGCATTAAATTTAAAGTTATTAACTAACTCTGGCTTTATATACAGCACAACTCTATTATTATTCTCATTAGAATGCATGAAGCTTAGAAGACTTAAACAAAAATAAACAACATCATTGTGATGATAAATATAAAATAGGCATGGCGAAAAAAAATCACCACGCCTAAAATATAATAATTATGGTAGCATCATTGATACATAATCCACACCAATCCTTGAGCTATACTGAGACGCTATAGCCTGATATCTTTCTGCATAACCAGTTCTCAGTTGAGATTTAAGTTTGAGTCGGACAGGAACATTTTGCACGTTGCCATCCATATTACTTAAAAACACGGCAGAAATAATATTTTTTTCTTCGCCATCAACTGTTGTTCCATGATTCAACACCACCATATAATCAACAACAGGAAGCGTTTTATCCCCTTCGAAAATAGAGAGATATTTTCTTTGATTTTTATGCATTACATATATATATTTCGAATGTTCAGCAAATGGCAATGCTTTACTCTGACTGGCGTTAAAAAGCTCCAGAACTTTAATGAGCCTGTGCGGACTTAATCTTACATGGTGAGGGTCGTTACCCTGAGTAGGAACCAAATCACATGCCGCAGACACACATAAATACCATTTGTTCGACTCTGTATCAAAGAAAATAGTGCCAGTAGAAATATGACCATCTTCAAAATTCTTTGAAGACAAATTCATATTTAAAGCATGATACATTTCGTGATAAGTATCATTATTTGATGGCAGATCCATTTTTGAAGAGCAATATTGGAGCAATGCAGCAACTCCGCTGTTAGCGTATTCATTTGAATAGCTATCAAAAACACTTTTGATAAATTCATCCAGCGTATTATTATTTTTAAGTCTTTGATAAAGCTCTTCTGATAAATTACCAAATACAAAGTCAATATTTCTACATCTAATATCAGGCGAGTCTGATTTTAATATCTCATTTAACCACGCAGCTTGACCGTAATGATCGTTAGCCAAATGATTTACAAAAGATAAAGCCTCAGCTTCGATTGCATTCTGAATTTCAGATTTTATTAACTGATAATAAGATGGTTTCCATTCAATGAGAGAATCATTGAGAGTTTGCCAAATCCTATCTCCATCGTTTTCATGATCATCTTGAACCTTATGAAATAGGGAGACAAAGATATTACCACATTGAATCCATTTTACTCCGCTTTCATCACCCCGAATGACATAGCCAGATGTGTTGCTAGAAATAATTGCATTTCTAGACACAGCATATTCTGCAATCATTTTTGCAATGAAGTTTTTATCCTTTTGATCCTCCAACACAGCATCATCATGTATTAATCTTTTAATTCTTCTACAAGGCTTACTGTCTTTAATATAGGCTATTGTTTCATCTCTTGTGAGAGCTTTATTACCATTATCATTTAAGTTCGGTAATACAACGTCTTCCCAATAACTTTGGACATCTTCATTATCGTAGTCAATGATCAAGCTGTTGATATCCAGAGCACCTTTGAGAGTCGATGATATCTGCATCCAAACCGTTTCTAAATTCTCTCTAGTATATATTACAATCATATTTAAATGATCGGAGTCTTTCAAATCTTGTAATAGTTTAAGTGTTTTATCAGGTGCATTATTATCAAGATGATAATCTACAATAATAAGATCTGATTTTCTAATCCGATCCACATCGAAATTAACAGAACCATTGTCAACATCACAAATCATATTTTTAGATTGAAAAAAGCTCTCAAGAGTAGCGGCTCGTTTAGATGAGTCAATTTTGTTGTAGTCTAAATCAACTTCGTTATTCAACGCCCTGATTGATTCAGAATACGTCAGAAAATCGTCATCAATCATGACAACGGAACGAATTGCATTTTCGCAGAAAGTTTTCTGGACAAGAGAATTATAATTTGCCACTGTCATATTAGAACTCCACTCCATTGAACTGGATCACAAAATTAGCGCCATCTTTTATTAAATAGTTATCGCCTTCATCAGGTTCTGAATACCATATTTTATGATGTGCAACAGCAAGGTTTTCTCGACATAGATACAGACCTACCCCATGTCCATTTGCTCTTTTGCTATAAAATAGTTCAAATAGTCGCGGGATATCATCGGTATCAATTGCCGGACCAGAATTTGCTATGATAACCAAAGAATTCACAAAACCAATCTTTATGAGCCTATTATTTGACAGACTGACCCAATACATTGCATTGTTGATAATATTAGTAAAAACAGGATAGATCCTTGATGGTATATCTGTTATTGCGATTTGCTTAAACTCTTCACTAAATTCAATAGTTATTCGTTGCCGTTCGAAACGCTCCCCAAAGAACTTCAGGACATAATCCATGATATTTTTTCCAGTTATTCTCTGCCTGGATTGATAACCTGATATTTTCAAAGGTGATAAGAAACGTATTTGTTGAGTAAGCGATCTGTGAGCATTTAACGCCAATGAAAAACCAGGGTGTTCTTTTACAGAAGTAGGAAGAGAGTTTAGTCCTCTGGTTACCATAGAATCCATTTCTTCAAGTTCATGAGATATTATCTCAACACTAATACCTAACTGTGCAAGCGCGTTTAAACTTTTAGCTTTTTCTTCAAAATATGAGCGTTCTTCTTCAGATAATGAGAATGCTGAATCTAAGTTTATACCTTCAAATAATCTATCGAGACCTTTTATTATTGATTGATATTTGAAAATTAGGGTATCAACTGACTCAACATATAAACTATCGAGCAAATTAAACACATTTTCAATTTGTGAATCATTATCTATTGAATCAACAACTGATATAGTTTTAGCATAATAATCACTTCGATCAACCTTTATTTCATCGGCCCATTTTTTTAAAAGAGAATGTATCTTCTCCTCTATCGTGTTATTAAACTTAGTTAGTTTAGAATTAATAATACCTTGATTTTTTTCAAGGTGATTTTTCGCTGACAATGAAGGCTCAAGTTTATTTAATTCAGAATCAAGTTTATTAATTGCTAACTTCATTTGTAGAATATACGCAGAGAACTCATTAAATTTATCTCTGTAGTCTCTATATTTCTCTTCATACATTCCAAGTTTTGGAGGTTTGATAGGCGTTTTAATTTCACTGCGCAACGCATCTAAGTTTGTAAGATCACTGTCTATAATTTTAAGATAGTTTAAATCTAACGAACCATCAGTTTTATCAAGCTTAGTTTTCAGCCTTTTAACAGCCTCCAAGGAAGCATCAAGAACTGGTGTCTGATTCTTCAAAGCTTCTGAAAAACTTTTTTGTGTTGATTTTCGAGCTTGTTGTTGAGCAGATTTTCTTAACTCTTTTTCACGCTTAACTTGTTCTAAAAGCTCTTTACGGTCATCAGAACGTGAACCAAAAAATCTATCAGCAAGTTCAGTTAACAAATTAGATATAATAGTTTTCAGTTCTCTTGCAGCCTGGTTTCTTATGAATCCCTCTCTCCCCGACTTATCTTTCAGCTCTTTATTACTGGATTGAGTAATTCCAATATAACCAAAAATCCTTCTATTAGACCAATAATATCGCCCTGCATTCCATGAACGTCTTTCTTCTATCTGGAAGAAATCATTATCTACTCGACCATAAGGTAATACTCTCAAGCTATCCCTAAAAATCAT